TGGTAGTTTTTGATGAGGTTAACTTTAGTCAAGCTGGCATCAAAGATATTGAAAAATCAAAAGCCAGGATGAAAGAAAAGTATGATACACTGGTTGCACGTGTTACCGGTACGTTTGTAAAAAACGGTGAAGTATTTGGTAAAATTTATGTAATTTCTTCAAAAAATAGTGATTCTGATTTCATGGAAGAGTACATTGAAAAACAGCGCCAAGCCCATAACCAACATATGTATATATTCGATAAACCTCAGTGGGAAGTTTGGCCTAAATCAAGATATTCTTCTGATAAAATGTTTAAAATTGCGTTAGGTGGGAAACATTTACGCAGTTTTGTAGTCCCGGATGACGAAACCGAAGAAGGATTACAAGAATTAATACAGCAGGGATATCGGTTGATGGATGTTCCTGAAGACAATAAAACTCGATTTTTATCGGATTTTGACATAGCATTACGCGATATTGCAGGTGTATCTATCCCTGGAACGCTTTCATTCATCACTCAAGAAGTTTTAGATAAATGTATAGGATCAAATAAAAATCCGTTTTATAATGAAGTACTTCAAATCGGGGTACAAGATAATTATACTATTGAAGAATTTTTCCATCAAGAAGTAGTTGATCCTAAATTAAAACATTGTCCTATGTTCATTCATCTTGACCTTTCTTTAAATACTGATAGAACTGGAATTTCAGGGGTAGTTATTTCAGGTCGGCGTGATATAAAAGTTGGAGAAAAAGTAGTTTCAACACCTGTATTTACACATATATTTTCAGTAGCATTAGAAGCGCCTCGAGGCGATAAAATTCCGTATGATAAGATAACGGCATTTATTGTATGGCTAAGATCTCAAAAGTTTAACATACAAAAAATAACTCGAGATCAATTTCAAAGTGAATACTTAGCCCAGTTACTTGAAAATCAAGGATTCGGCGCTGTAGATAAAATTTCGCTAGATAGAACCCCTGATGGATACATGGCGTTACGATCAATATTATTAGAACAACGAATTGATATGCTAAATTGTCATGAATTGCAAGATGAACTTATCCACCTTCAAAGAGATGCTAATAGCGGTAAAATAGATCACCCAGTTGGTGGCAAAAAGGACGAAGCGGATTCATTTGCTGGATCAGTTTGGTCTGCTGTTTTAGATAATCCGGGATTACCCGTTCCAACTAAAAAGGTAATACGAGCAATTGGTGCAGTAAATTCATCTAGTAGATTTGGGCAATCACGTTCAAAAATGCCATCTATCTTTGTAGATAGCAGATATAGAAAATAACAATTTGGGAGGGATCAAATGCAGGTAAGAAACTTTCTTCGTGCAGGTGATTTTGCAGTATTAGTTCCACTCGGAATACCTACAACGTTACAATATGGTCAACATGGTAATTTTGAAAAAGTTTATATTGGATACGATAGCAGTAGCTGGGAAGCATCGTCTGAAATAGCTTCTCAATTAATCAAATTAAATAAAATTCCTATGCATGTATCTAGTTATTCAGGCACTATATTTGTTCGAGGGGTGATATATACTGAAGATATCCCTCCAGTATCTGGTAAGTTGCCAAATGCGATTATTGATATATTAGTAAAGAAAGTAGTTAAATCGGGTAAGTTCAATTTCTTTGCTGGCCATATTTCAGCAAAAGGTGCAAAATTTACTGGGGGATCTCAGATACAAGCTTGGCTCAAATCGCATCAATTTAATACATTATCAGGATATGTAGTTCCCGCTACCAATGTTGAAAACACGTTTAAACGGCTGATGGAATCGAGTGCTTTTGAATACAATAAACTAATGGCTGAATTTAAAATTTCCCCTCAAGGGCTGGAAATTAATATGTTAGATAGACGTGAATGTAAAGTTAACGATTATTTAGTTTATTTGGATGAATACGGATATATCCATAGTCAACTATCTCTAGATAACGGAGATTTATTGAATATAAGTTACTATGATTTCAAATATTGGAATATAGAAATTAGCGATTATTTAGTATTAGATTCTAGCAATACTATTATTCGCAAGCATGATAATTATACTTCAAAATTAAATGTGTTTAGCTATACTTGTCCAATTTGTGGATGTAAGTATAATGTATACGATGAATTTTCTAGATGTTCAAATATAGATTGTTTGTCAAAGCAATATCATGATATTATTCATTTTTTGAAAACTTTAAATTTAGCAGAAATTGAATATTCCGAATATATTGATTATGTAAATTCTGGAAAACTAACAAAATTTAGCGATATTTTGAGTTTGCCGCAATATGAAAATTATGAGATTAACACATCTATTTATGAAATTCTTGATGCTATTATCCCTATTTCCGAAGTTCGTAATCGATCTGCTATTTGGGAATTGTATAGTAAGAGTAACGGATCTTTAGATTCTATTTCATATTATCTAGATCATCCTAGATCAATCAATTCAGATTTAGGTATTGATTGCCCAGATTTAGTCAGGTGGTTAGAGCACGATCAACATGTATCAACCATTTTTGAAATTATACAATATACAAATGTTGTACTTCAGTCAAATGTTAAAAAATTTGAAGGAAGTCCAATATTTAGAGATAAAAAACTATATTTAACTGGACAGTTTAAGCATGGAAGTTATGCAGAGGTTGAAGCTATATTAGCTAGCTACGGAGCTAGCATAGCTTCATGGGATGATGCCGATGCTTGTCTGGTTGGAGATATTCCCGAAAATGTAGATGGTATAGCTATACACAAGTTTAATGATTTAAATTTGCCAGTTTTTTCTGAAACTGAGTTTTTTGATATATATGAATTAGATCCTAGCGATATGTAGTATGGACCTTGTATCGCGGTGGAGGTAAAATATGGCTAACAGGTTATTAGATAGAATATTCCCCAAAGCGAAACCGGCACCTTCGTATTTGAGGTCAATAGTTTCCGGATCACTTTATCGTGTTTCAGATTTAAGATCAAACTCGTCTATTGCAACGATTAAGACGCAAATAGATACTATGCGTGCGCTTGCATTAGATTCTCAGATATCTACAGCTTTATCTTACTATGCTACAGATGCCACTGTCGCTAACACCAACGGTGATATAATCTGGGCATCACCGTTAGATGAAAATACAAAAGATGTAGCCGATATTGTAAATGAGTTGTTTAGACGATGGAATGTAAATACGTATGCTAGAGATCATATTTTAGAGTTAGCTACAATTGGAAATTTATATTTGCCAACTACTGACATATATAAACAGGATCTTAGTAACTATTCTAATGTAGGGATAGCGTTGGATAATAACACTATTCCCGATGAGCATTATGATATCATTCCATCATATAAAATTCCTCCAGAAGATATTGTACATTTATATAAACACGGTATTCCGTATGGGTATATTCTTGAACCTGAATCTGATATAACTCAATATACTATATATCCTGAAGAATCAGTTATACATTTTTCATTAGGTGGGTTATTAGGGGATTATACTATTGATGTTCGAAATTCTGATGGTTCGGAAGAATCATTGGATATTAAATTTGCACAGCCGCTTATGGAAAGTGCTGTTCAGCCCACCCAAACATTGAGTTTACTTGAAGATGCATTATTAATGTCATCATTAACTCGTGTTGTTAGATTTATAAGTGTTGAATGTGGAGATCTTGAAGAGGAAGAAATGAGGGCAACTCTTCAAGAAATGAAAGATGTTATTGAACAACAATTTGCGATAAACACTTCCGCAGGTGATGCTCAAAGTTTTGTAAATCCTCAAAGCCCTAATAATTTAATATATCTACCAAAAATAAACGGTCAAGAGCCAATTACAGTTACTGACTTAAACATGGCTGAAATAAATGATTCTGAAAATGATTTGTTAAATCATTATCAAGATAAAAAACTTTCAGTTTTAGGTGTTCCCAAAGAGGCTATGAACTTTTCAGCAAATGAGGGCTTGGGCGGTGCTGGTTCGGTATTGTCGCAAAGATCGGCAATTTATGCTAATGCGCTTCAGAGACTTGAGACAGCTTACATGGCTGGATGGAAAGATGCTATTAACAAGTATTTCAAGATGCGCAATATGTCTGGTATGGTAGATAAGTATAATTTGAAGATGCAGCCTATCATAACTACTATGTCAACGGTCGTTTCAGAGAAACGAGATTCGGCAATTTCGCAAGCATCTCAATTGGTTGAATTGATTAAGACATTAGGTGTTGATGAGAGTGAGCCGTATAAGAAAGCGATAATTGAAGCATTAACTGAAGAGTTCCCTGAAATTTCAACAACGATTATGGGCTGGAATATCGATGTTTCAGAAGAGGGAGCTCCTGATGAATTCTAATAAGCTTAGTGATTTATTTTTCAAAGAATTAAAGCAGTACAATACAACCAATTTTAAAACACTGTTAAATGCTGATTTAACTCATGAAGATCCGGTTATCCATAAAGCTTGCAGTTCAGTAGTTACTCGCTATTTCATATTTTCTGAAAAACATCCAGAAATTTCAGAAGCTGATTTAAAACTTTTATATTTCCAGTTACGAATTGATATGATTGCAAGGTATTTTTCTGAATACCCTGCATCAACACTATCTGATTTGCAGCCCTTTCAATTAGAACTTCAAAGATATGTTGAAAGAACTAGATCAGAATTTGAAAGAATTAATTTGAGGTGAGGTAATTGGAATCCAATATTCTACAATATCAAATTTCTGATTGGTTCCAGCTTAAGCACTGTAAATCGAATAACTGTCCTGAATTATCAATTGCAGTATCAGAATTTATGCAAAATCCACATATTTTAGGTATAAATGTATCGGTAAAACATCCGTGTTTTGGCACGCTGTTTTCGTATACAATTTCGCCTAAAGGTGATTTTATTTCACCTATAGATAAGTGGGAAACTGATGTAATGTCAAAAAATACGCTCTTGAATGAATTAAAGCGTTATGGATTTTATGTAACTTATCAAGAGGAGTATCATCTGCCTAGCGGACAAATTAATCTACTTAAAACTATTCAAGGTCTTAGGTTTGATAAACTTAGATTGTTCGCCGTTCATGAAGATGGTAGCGATGATTTAAGCTTGTATATTGGGGCTTTTGATATTTCGTCTAATCCTATGTGGATAAATCCAGGATATTCTCCGTCAAGAAAAGAATGGGAATCGGCTATATTAGCTGGAACCGCTATAAATTTGTCTGGATTACCTGAATTTTCAAAATATAATTGGGATTGGATTTATAACGCAATTTATGATATTGATGAGATTATTTTGAGGTCTGATAATGAATAATTTGATTGGGCCAGATATCAAATTAATGAGGAAACGGTATGATGAAGCTTTAAAGCTTCAAGGAGTATTGTGCGAATACCAACATCCAATTTTACCAGATACTAATGCTCAAGGGGAATCAGTTGTAGATAGTTATTCGGTTCCTGAGCCCACGTATATATTTTTTGAGGGTTCGCCAAAAGTGAAAACTTTCAAACGGTTTGGGTGGGTAGTAGAAAATCAATCGGATCTCCCATTTTTAATACACTGTAGTTTTAATTTACCGAATTTACAACGAGATTCTATATTTAAATTTTCAGGTCAGTATACAGAATTACCAGATCGTACATTTAAAGTTACTGAAATTTCATATGATATCCAAGCTCCAGATCACTTGGTTTGTCAAGTAATCCCAGTATATGAAAAACAAACAGTTGGTAGGACTAAGAAAGAAATTCAGCGAACCTTCAATACATCTGAACACTTCATAAAACAGCCTTTAGACTATAGAGGCGAATACATTACAGATAGTACTAAATACCGCCGTAAAGGCAAGCCTAAACACTTTTTAGGCAATATAATAGGTAGAAATAAAGGTAATATTATGTTGAATTTACGCGGTTCAGATATACAATTGACTCGAGGGGATAATGCATATTTTGATATTGTTATCACTTTAGATGATGGTATAAAATATGTTAGAGAGTCTGGAGATAAGTTAGTATTTACCGTAAAAAAATCTTATAACTCAGAATATGAATATATTGAAAAAAATATCGAGGGGTTAGCTTTAGTAATTTCACCAAATGATACTAAAGAATTAGATTACGGTAGTTATTGGTATGATATACAGCTTACTACAGTGGACGGCGGTGTTTTCACAGTAGTAGGTCCAGCTAGATTTATTTTAAGAGAGGAAGTGACATTTTAATGGTTAAAGATTGTTCTTGTGATTGTGCTTCCTCAACCTCTAGTACAATTTCAGGTTCGTGCTCTTGCTCAAGTAAAACTTTACACGGAAGACTATATACTCCCACATTTGTAAGTGCGTATAGTATCGCTGTTAAAAACGGATTTGTTGGAACTGAGGAAGAGTGGCTAGCTAGCCTTCAAGGTGAAGATGGAAAATCCGCATATCAAATAGCTTTAGATAATGGATTTGTTGGAACTGAGGAAG